ACACCTGACCAGATGTTTGTCTCATTCTTTGCAGCAACTTTAGCAGCAACGTGTGCAACTAAGAAATCTTGGAAAGTTTTTGGCAATACATCAAATGAAGAAAAACCTTGTTGTGAGCTCAAAAAGTCCGAATGAAAATCTTTTTTGCACAACTGGAGATTGACCTGAAATTCTTCTGGAGTGATAATACGCTCAGTCAAAGTGATTGTTGAAGTAGCATCGAAATCGCAAGTTGCGTTCTTTAAAATATCGTCTGTCGATAAACGCTTGATAACTTCTTTGTACTTAATGTTTGGTTTTACAGTGATACCACCAGCCTCAATAGTTGGAGCTGATAATAATGCTGCAGCGATGATTTGATCCTTAAATTCACCGCTGTAAGTTGTAGTAATACTTGTGCTAGTTGGCATTTTTTTATTTGTTTAATAATTATTTTGAAAAAATTCTATTATAAACTGAATCTTGAATAGAAGCAGTCTTGTTTTTACTAATTTTAAATGATTGTTTTGGAGCAATTCCAGCTTCTGGGTTATGAGCTAAAGGCTCAGCACCTTCTTCAATAGATGACATCTCTAATTTTAAAGACTCATTTTCCGCTTTTAAAGCTTGGTTTTCTTCTTTAATAGATGAAAACTCTTGACGTAATTTCTCAATCTCAGCAAAGAAAGTTTCTTTTGAAATCGATTCTACAATACGTTTAGCCTTTGGAGCTTCTTCAGCTAATTCTGGAGCAACTACCTCTTCAGGTGCTACTTCAACTTCAACTTCAGCTTCTGGCTCTTCTGCTTTGATTTCAGAAATAACACCCTCAACGGCAACGACTAAAATCATTCCGTCTTCTAACTTGTACTCGCCTACTGGCATCGGTACAATACCATCTTCTGTTACAATTCCTACAGAGAAATCAGGCGCAAACTCTTCGGCTTCGATAACGGTAATTCCGTCTTCTAACTTCATTTGTGCAAGCTTAATTTCCATAGAAAGAACAGCCTTAATCTTGTTCAACTTGTTCTTGTATTCCATATATTTATTAATTTATTTACTATTGTAAGATAGTTTTAGAAGCAGCAACCGCAGCAGACAAATTTGAATTATATAATTTCTCTTTTGCCGCAGCCTCTTGTTTTAATGCAACAATATTTTGAGGAGGTTCTACACCTAATTCTTTTGACTTCGCAATAAGTTGATCTACTAATCTTCCAAGTCCTTTAGCTACTGCTACTCCACCTGTTGCAACTAAATTATATTCTCCAATTGCACCCATAGCTTTATTTTTAATGGCTTTAGCTTTGCCATCTAAATCTGCTAATCTTTTTGCTTCGGCTTTAATATCGTCTGCTAATGCAAACTCATATTCTTGAGATGCTAATTCTGTTTTTGAGTTTGAGAATAATTTCTCAAATACTTTTTTGTTAGTGTTCATTTTTTATCCGTTTTGTCTTGTTATAACTCTTGCTTGATTAATATTTACAACCGTTGAACCAGACTGCTCAACTAAAGCTCCAATACCTTGGTTAGCTAATTCGCCTTCGCAACATTCCTTAGAATAAGTGCCGTCTTTGCAAAGACAACCACGAGATGCGTTTTGTGGACTATTACTTTTATTTGCCATCGTTTAAAATATTTATGATTTGATTTACTAATTCTTGTTCCTCTAATTCAATTAAAGACATTTCTAATTTGTCTGCAAAATATCCTTCTATTGAAAATCCTTTATATTTTCCCTCCTTTACTTGCTTCCAAACCTTATCGTCTTCTATCTTCATAGAAATCATCCACGTTCCCTTTGGTAAACTAAAGCCGTACTGCTTAGATTTATCCATGTCGGGGTTGTCAATAATCCAAGACTCAACCACCGTAGCCCCATCAAATTTAGCTTTATGTTCTAGCGTTGCGTTTGACTGGTTACCCTTCTTTAAGAATAACTCACTCGCTTGCTTTACCGTTGCCTCGCTAAAGAACACGTAGAACTCATCCTTGCCATTCTTACGATAGATTTGCTTATTAGGAATAAGAGCAGCACCCATAAGGATACGCTTTTCAGCATCTACCTCAGCAAACTCTATTTTGTATTCCTTATTTAAAGCAATAAAGTTTTCTTCGATTGCTGGTGAATCCACCAAACTAACCGCTTCAATCCCATCTAAATCTTTCTCGATTATTAATTCGACAATTCTCATAGCCTATAAACGTTTATATTTTATTTTGTTACATTTTCATTATCCAAGACTTGCGCTCGAAACGATATTACGATTTAAACTTTGAGCAGATGTAACATCGTTAGCCACTACGTATGCTTTAACTGGTGGTAAATCCCTTCCAACCGTTTGAGCTATTTGATTTGCACCGCTTGTACCTACTACATTAAAAGATGGAGCTGCTGGTGCGACTGCTCCTGCGGCTGAACCTGCTGCGCCTCCCGATTCTACATTAGTAGATAAAATATCTTGAACAGCTTTAAAACCTATTGCAGCAGTGGCGGCAATGTTTGCAAGCTTTAATCCAAACTCAAATGGTGTAGCAGTTTTAGTGGCTAACTCAGCGGTAATACCTTGATAAGTATTTATTAAAGCAGCAGCAACGGCAAACGCTTTGCCCTCGGTAGAATTTTGCTCAAATAGAGCTGATATATTACCAAGCGTCTGGTTTATCATTGCTATTTTTTGCTGATTTAAAATCTTTTCTTGAGCAAAAGTTTCTTTTTGTATTTTTAGCTTTTCTTCTTCACTTATTTGAGTAGATGCTTGAGCTAAACGATTATATTCTTGCAATGCTTCTAGCCTCATTGTCAAAGAGTTTTGCTCATTTGATAATGTAGCTTGCAATCTTTCGCTTTCTTTATTATAATTAAAAGTAGCTATCTCATCTTCTTTAGCACGAATAGAAGCATTTAATTCTTGTCTTTTTGCATTAAATTCTTTTTCTGCATCTACTCTAGCTTGAGTTCCTAAGGCGTATGAATTTATATTATTTTGTAAACGCTCTAATTGAATGTTTTTTTCTTCTTCTAAATTATCTAACTGAGCTTTTAATTTTTTGTCTTCATCTTTTAAAAGTTCTGCGGTTGCTTGCTTTTCAGCTATTGCTAAATCAGATACACCTTCTTTAGCAGTTTTGTCTAAATCTATCTTTTCTTTTAATAAAGCGGTAGCATTTGATTGCTGCTCAGAACGTAATCCTTCAATTTGTGCAAGAACTCCAGCTTCATTAGCTTCGGCTTGTATAAGTGCTACTCTATTTTCTATTGAAGCATTTTTATCTACCTCTGCTTGTGCTGCTGCTTTTTGAGCAGCCGCTTGTTTAAGCATTGCTTCCTCTTGTTTATTTAAAACATCATTTAAATCATTATTTGCTTTTATTCTTGTATCTATTGAAAGTAAATCATTGTCTCTAATTTGTCTTTGTTTTTCTGCAAGTCTATCATATTTTTCAACTTCTTTCCCTTGCTGTGCGGCAGCTAAAAGTGATGCATTGCGTAAATTAACTAAAGCTTCAGCAGAAGTAATTACACTTTTACCATACTTTAATAAAGCCTTACCAGCTTTTTCTGCCGTTGCTGCAATCTTATCTGCACTATCATCTACACCAGTTATTACATCTATCGATTCCTTACCTGCCTTTTTTAAATTATCTAAAGCACCTGCAAAGTTTCCGCTAAATAATTCTTTTAATGCCCCACTTAAAAAACCTAGCGTTTCAAGAAATGAATTAAAACGCTCTATTAAGTTTGCTTTAATTGCATCTCCAAGTTTCTTTAAATTCTTTACTGGATTCTCAAATACATCCTTAAAGAATGCAATTATTTTAGGAAAATTATTAAATATAAGTTGAATTAAATCATTGAATACAATAGAAACGGCTTCTAATGCTGTATTAAAAATATCTACTACCTTTTGATTTTTAGATAGTACATCTTTAAACATATTAAAAGCCTCTAACACGAGCCCGATACCAAGAGCTTTAATTGCAAGACCCATTCCTTTAAATCCATTAACAAGTCCTTTAATACCGCCTTCAGCATTCTTAGTGGATTTGCCAATATCTTTTATCTCTTCTTGGGTTTCCTCAAAGCTTTGTTTTAAATCGTCTACGTTCTTAGTGACTTTTTTAATGTCATTCTTTAACTCTAATTCTATTGTGATTTTTTCCATTGTCTTTTAATTTGCTGGAATGCCATTTTAAACGTTTTAGGTAGCTCGTATCTGCCTTTAGCTATTTCTATAAAATCGCTTTGCCCATAATGGTCTAGGCTATTTAATAAATCAATTATTTGCTTTATCATAATTGAATAACTTCTACGTGAACGTAAATTGATGTTGGTTGGGCAGTAATTTCTTCTAATAAAATATCAAAAGTAGTTGTACTTGAACCATCTTTTCTAAACAAAACTCCTAACATATCATTATCTAAATTAGGCGAAGCACTTGCCGATTCTACTTCGGTTCTAACTTTAAAATTTGTAGAAATTAAAAGACCCGATGGTATTGTAACTCTTATTTGAACATATTTACCTGATACAGAACCCACTCTTGTAGCACTCGATAAATTACCAGTAACAGACCAGCTTGTAGTAGCATCGGCAATATCTATTGGGCCAATTCTACCATAAGCTACCATGTCAAGTCCGACATAGTCTACAATTGCTTCTTCTACGGCTCTGTGTTCTGCTGCCGTTATATTTGAGCCAGTTCCTAAATTAGCTGCTATTAAATCTAATACTTGTTGCTTTAACATTTTTTTATGCGTTATAATCTGAAGGTGAATAATCTAAACTTACGTAATCTTTTGTGCTTGGAATAACTCCAACCGTATCTCTAAAATCAGTAATTAATTCAAAATTTACTTCCCCACTTGTTAAATCTGTAGTGAAACTTTGAATAATATATCGCTTGCCACTAATGATAATTCTATCGTTTAGTTTTAAGCTAGTCAAAATACCAATTGGTAAAATCGCTTTAATAGAAACCAATCTAGATTTTTTGCTAAATATATTAGTCAAATATTCCTCATAATAATTTGCAAACAAAGAGTTTGTTTCTAGTCGGTTAGTATAGGTCGATTGCTCTACCCCAAAGTTTAAGGTGTAATTTTCGCCACCTATATTAGTATCCTGCCCAAATAAGTTATAGCTTAAAACTTTGCTAGTAGATGAGCCATTATTAAAAAAGAAATCTTGCGCCCTAATAGTGCCATAATCATATAGTAACACTGCGCCTGGAATAATAGGGCTCAAATTAATATCTACCGATGTACCTATTTGCAAATTAGTTCCTGTAAACTTTTGCATTTGGAATGTTTCAAAAGGTAATTCTACTGAGTATTCCGAGCCGTCTACGTCCATCGTATAAAGCAAATCACCGTATGGAGTTTTGCTTCTTGATAGGTATTCTGTGGCTAATATGTTTTTAGATTCCGCAAACTTAAATTTAATATTTTTGTAAATTTGAGTTTTTTCTATGTCTATATTGTCGCTAGTCGTATACTTTGTTAAATCTATTACTTTGCCATTTAAATACCAGTCCTCTAATTGCTCGATTTTAAAATCTGTGCCATCTTCAGAGTAGCAAGTCAAATTAAATAACTTTAAAACACCACTAAAGAAATCCTCTAGTGTTAATTCAGGGGCAAAGAATGGTAAGTTAATTGAAGCAGAAGACGTTTGAGGCGTAGACTGAGTAGCAGTTAATTGGAAAAAAGCACTTCCATAAAATGGAATAGTGTTTACTCTCAAAGTATAAGTGCTTGTAAAAGTTACCGATGCATCCGAGTTAATTTTAAATTGATATTTGCCAGTGCCACTTAAAGGCAAAGGAATATACATTTGAGTGGTTTCGGTAACGTAGCTTTGCTCATTTACTTTAACTCCATCTTTATAAGTATAAATTGTAAAATTAGTAGGGTCTTCACCTACACTTGGGTCGCTAAAAGTAATTCTTAAAGCAGATTCTGCTACATATAAAGGAAATATCGGCTGAACAAAATTTAATTCGTCATCAGTTGTATTAAATGAGCTAGTAAATCCAGTCGTAGCGGTTACGCTATTAAAGTTTATATTTTTAGGTGCAAAGGTATCCGATATTTCATTGTTGTTTTTAAACCATAAAAACGCTCTTTTAAATTTATCGGAATTTAAAAATGACCCTGAGAATGTAATGTCTTCTAGTTTAGAAGATATTGCATTAAATATAGCACTTAACCTAACCGCAGGAAATAAATCAGTATGGTAAATTGGAGTTGCACTTTTTGAAATATCCCAATCTTGTTGAACTGCTCCATTTGTATTCCATTGCCAAATATTTTTTGAAGATATTAAAGGGAATTTAACATCTGAATTTACTAAACCTTCTACTCTATCCTTTACGTTCGAGCCAGTGTAATTAAAATCTAAAGCTGAATAATCTAAATCTTTTAGGCTTAAGCTATTAAATTTATCCTTTAGTGAAACGATTGAGCCAAAAAATGTAATCTGGTAATTATCAATATTACCATTTTTAAATTGAGCCTTTTGTAATTGAAATTTGCCAATTTTAAAAGTAATAGTGTCTAGCTCTATGTATCCATTTCTTCTTAATCGAGCGTCAAAGCCATTGTCTACATCGTTTTCGTACCAGTGCTTAAATATTGCATTGTTATTTTTTGTTGCAGGTACGGTAAAAGATTGACTAAAGTCTGTAAAAACCTTAGATATATCCGCAATGTTTTGAACGCTAGACGATACGCTAATTTTTTCATCACTGAAAAGCTCAACTAGCCTAGAATTACCATTCTCATCATAAATGTAAACCCCTACTACTATCATTAAATTACATTATTAATAAGATTAAATGCGTATTCAAACTCCATTTCGTAGTTAATATTTCTATCCTTAAGCGAGGTTTTAATATCGGTTGATTGAGTCCTAAGTAAAACTGGAACATCGTCTAATAAAATCGTCTCAGCTAAAAGCAAATCTTGAATTAACTCACTATAATTTTCATTAACCCATCCTGTATTTAATTTAATGCTTTGCTTGCCGTTGATATTAAATACATCAGATTGCCCTTTCTTTGAATTGTAATTAACTGAATCTGGTAATACGTTATAAGGTGTACCCATGACATTTATCGCCTCTGATTTAGCCTTAAAAAACGTCATAAACTGCCAACCTCCATATCGGTTAATAAATTGACATTGTACTGGTGTGTATTTAGACTCGCAGATTGGAGTAACCGTAAACGTTTTAGAAATGCCTACCGTAGTGCCTTCAGGTTTCCAGTTTAAAGTCACCGTATTACCTTGATCAAACTTAGTCGATGTAGTTCGAACTGGAATTTTAATTACTGATATTGTATTTGTATCGTAGGAAACTACTACCTCGTTACGTCCGTTCATATCCTTATAGGATACGTCTACTTTGCTAAAACTGCTTCCAGTAAAATCTACCAAAGCATTTATAAAAGGATATTTAGAAGACGCAATACCTTCTTGATAGATAATTTCTATATTAGGATTTGCAAGACAAACAAATAACTCACTTGCATCTGTTTTATTATATCCATCGGTATACAAAGTATAACCATTTACTGCAAAATGATTCGTGTTACTTACCGTTGTGTAATCGCCTGGTGTGTTTTCTTTATAAGTAATAATATTTACTTTCGAAAAAATAGTGTTTGAATTATCCGCTGGTGAAATAGTATTTATATATTCTCTTAAATATTGAGAGATATTATAATCATTACGTAATTGAGTTGCAGACGGTGAGCGTTTAGATAAGGTATAGGTTGCAGTTCCCGGTAGTGATGAACCACCAGCTGCAATAAATAATTGAACTAATGATCCTATTTGTCCTGCCTCGTTTACAGTAATAATGTAAGGGCTTCTAGCGTTAATTATCATTTTGATCTTAAATTAAAACTTACTATTGTATCTATGTCTTCTTTAAATGCTTTAATCAATTCTTTTCCTAAATATTTATCCTTTGCCCTTTCAAAAGGTTTAGTAAAAAACAAAGAAGGTCTTATTCCAGTTTGATAAATACTTCTAGTAATTATAAAAGCAGTTGATTGATAACTCAAAAACTTACCGCTCTTTTTATCTCTAAATTGTATGCCTTTAAGTTTTACCCACTTATCAATTCCTTTTGTTAATCCTCCTTCTTCGCCTTTACCACTTCCAAATTTATAAGGACTATTAGGAGCTTTTGCACTCTTAGATTTACCTTGAACTCCTAAATCTTGGTAAGCTCCATAATCCTCCATTGAGAAATTAATAAGAGAGTATCCTGGCTCTTTTAATACTTCACTTTTAAGGCTATTATAAAGTTTGCTAGAAACGTTCTTGCCTCCTTTAGTCAAGTTGCTTCGTGATTGTTGAATTACGTAGCTTCTAAATTTTTTAATCAAATCGTCTACAGCCTTAAATTCCATCTAGCAAAGTGTCATATCATTCGGGATAATAACGTCAAACGTTAGCGTCCATCCTGCTACTTTGTTTTCAAATCTATCAGTAAACGGTTCTGCGTTTGGAGCATTAGCGATCTGAATTAAATTTGAGTATAAATATCCACGAACTAAATCAGCGGTAAGTTTAGAAGCTATTGCAAGCTGCGTATTCAATACGTCTTGCTCATTGTCATTACCTTCCCAAATATCTGTTACTTCCGATTTGCTTTCATCTACTACATCCATAAATAAAATAGATATATTTAGCGATGTATTGTTTTCGGCTATCTGAGCATTATTAACAATTATATGAGCAAGCGGAAAAATCGTCTGCTTATTTAAATCTACCTTAAAAATATCGCCTATTGAAATAGTTTTTATAAAGTCATTTGACTTTAAATAATTTTTTAAGGCATTTACTACGTAATAATATCCGTTCATTATTTTGGATTTTTTATCATTTTTAACTCCAAGTTATTCTTTTGTTTTTCAAATGTTAAAAACATTAAACATTGATGTAAGGGAAGTTTTGAAATTTCACTAAATCTTCTAACATCTCCCTGAGCGAGAGCATAGAGAGAGCTATACCATCCCCATCTTTTGCCAAATTGTGCTTGTTCGCTGTAGATGTTTTCATCTGATTCTCCTCCAAATAAGTCAGAGTACTTTTCAATAATTCGTTGCCTAAATGATAAAAAAAAACCACCGCACCTAAAACTACATTCAATGGAGCGTGTTTCATTACATCCGCATAAGTTATAGAGCCTTTGTATTCTTCTATCTGGTATCTATCTCCAGCCTTATTTATAATTGGTCTATATAACACTGCCATCGCTTTGTGCATATCATTCCAATCTACAATATAAGTATCTAAATCTATGTATTCGCCTTGGGTCATATCGTCTAAATTTGGAATGAATCCAAATTCTAACTCCCCAATTTTAAATCTTGATATAAATTTGTGATTTGTGTTAAACAGCAAACCCAAATTATTTGTTATACTAGCTACGTCCTTTCTTTTAATATTTGCGACATTCTTTAAATCAATGCCACAAAATATTTGCACCATCTTTTGATGCAAAAAATCGCTTTCTTCATTTTCTTTGGCTATCTTAAGAAATTTTTGGTATTGAAGTAGCTTAATTTCTTTTAGATGCGTTGGAATATTTAATTCTAGCTTCATAATGTATAAACGTTAATTGTTGTTTTTTGTATTAGTAGACAAAATACTTGCCTGAGTTTGGATTAGATAGCTGGTAGAAGACGTTGTAACGTATGGCATCGATAGCGTGGTTAAAGTTATCGACCACAAGCCCAGATTTTTTATCTGAGTATATGTAATTGTTGAGTTCTTTTCCAATGTTTTGTGAGTTAGATTCTATTATTAGTTCGTAGTCTTGCATAAGAGCAAGGCCGGCGGTAATACTTCCGGCTCCTTTCTCGGTTGCTACTATGTTACACCCTTGAGATTGAAGCTCGGCTATAAGTCTAGGCTCAGCACTATCCGCTACGATTAAGCCTTTACCACATATTCGCTTATTAATATGCCCTATCTCGCTAGTTGTTAGCTTAGGTTTATAGAGATGCTCCTTAATATAGATGCGCTTTTTATTCTTATCTATGGCTACTTCTACTAGCGTGGTCGGGTCTATTGAGAATCCAAAGTCTTGCCCGAATGATGTTTGTAGGTTATCAGGATTAAAT